CAAATCAAAAACAAACTAAAGAAACAGTTGCACCTAAAGTTGCACCTAAAGTTGCACTACAACCTCAAGTTGCACCACAAGTTGCACCTCAAGTTGATGCAACTCAACCAGTAGAAACTGATGCCTATGTTCCAACATATAAAGTTAAGCCTGAATTAAAAGAAGCTGTTGTTAAAGCAATAGGAAAACATCCATTTAATCAAATTGCAGGACTTATGAATGCAATTAATGTAGAAATTATGGATCATAATTCTCTTACACAATTTATTAATGTTCTCGGTCAATTCCCTTATGTAGAAGTAGCAGGAATTCTTACAAATGTAAATTCCTTTGTGGAACAAATAATTTCGGATGATTAGTATATTTTTATAAATGTAAATTCATTTGTAGAATACAATGATATATAGAATAAAAACTATATGTCTAAGAAATTTAATTTTGTTTATATAACAACAAATGTTATTAATGGTAAACAATATGTAGGCGATCACTCCACTAATAATATAAATGATAGTTATTTAGGAAGCGGTCGACCATATTTTGAAAGAGCAAAAGAAAAATATGGAAGAGAAAATTTTAAAAGAGAAATTTTAGAATCTTTTGATACGAAACAAGAAGCTTTTGATGCGCAAAAGAAATATATTAATAAATTTAATACACTTGTTCCTAATGGATACAATTTAAGTCCAACAGGAGGATTACATGTTAAAGGATGTTTTTACCCTAATAAAAAACACTCAGAAGAAACGAAAAGAAAAATGAGTATTGCTAAAAAAGGAAAAAAACTTTCTGAACAACACATTAAGAATCTTAAAGGAAAAAACAAAGGCAAAAAACACTCATTAGAACAAAATATTATCCATAATAAAAAAATCAGTGGAAAAAATAATTTTATGTATGGGAAAAAACATTCTGAAGAAACAAAAAGAAAAATGAGCGAATCTAATAAGGGGCAAAAACGTTCAGAAGAAACAAAAAAAAGATTAAGTGAATCTCATAAAGGCAAAATAACTTGGATGAAAGGTAAAAAACATACAGAAGAAACAAAAAAGAAAATGAGTGAATCTCATAAAGACAAAAAATTTACAGAAGAACATAAAAGAAAATTATGTGAAGCACGTAAAGGTAAATCTTCACCAATGAAAGGGAAAAAACATTCAGAAGAAACAAAAAAGAAAATGATAGAGGCAAAAAGAAACAAAAACATATTATTTAGTTAATATTTATATGTACAAAAAAGAAAAATCAATACAAATATTAGCTATAGAATTTATTGAAAAAAGAGATAATCGATCCTTTTCGGAACTTGTTGATAGACTAAAACCTGGATTATTACTTTTTTCAAATAAATTTGTTAATGATAAAGATATTTGTCAGGAAATAATTTCCCAGACGTTTATTAGTGTATGGGAAAAAATAGATCAATACAATAATAAATTTAGTTTTTCAACTTGGGTTTATGCTATTGCTAAAAACGAAGCTCTTGGACAATTAAGATTAAAAAAGAAAAATTTATCTCATGATAGGTTATCTGAAAATCATTCAAAGATTTTAAAATTATATTCTACACCAATTTATATGGATCTAGAATGTATGATACCAAATGGAGAAGAATTAACAAAAAATCTTTATGATCTTACACTTATGGAAATAAATAATTTAAGTGAACCTTATAAGAAGGTAATGTATGAGAGAGAAATAAATAAAAAACAATTACAATTAATTGCCATAGATTTGGGATGGAATTTAAATACAGTAAAAACGAGATTAAGAAAAGCACGGCAAGATATTGCTAATAGTTTAACGAAAAAATATCCAGAATTAATCGAAGCATATAATGAAAGCAATTAAACCATTTCAACCAAAAAAATGGGCAATATCAATGGTTATCAAAGATATTGTAAATTATCGTGAGTGGATTAAAACAATTAATAAAGAAAAAGCTAATCCAAATTCTTTATGGCATAAATTTGGAATGAATCATAATTTCTTTTATGTTATTTATCTTCCTATTACTCTACCTCAAGAAGATAAAGTTTTACCTGATAATATAAAAAGAATGCGTGTTATCGAAAAATTAGCACCTGTTCATAGATATATTGATGAAGATTTGCAATTTGCTGAGTATATTGTTCCAGAATTTAATCAATTTTTTGATGATGAAAATCAACCTACATTAGCTTATGGAATAGTCTATAGATTTGCTTTTAAAAGATTATCTATAAAATGGGTATTATCAAGATCTATTATAATAGGAGGATTATTATGGGCGTTTATTAAATGGCCAATTATATCTACAGCAATAAAACTGTTTCTAAATGGTTGATGAAGTTGAAATAGAAAAATGGTTAAAAAGTAATTATAGAGTTGAATTTGTTAATAATCCATTTTTTATGGATGGACATCGTCCTATGCAAACAGGTGCATATTTAATTGAGGGAAAGCAATCCTTAAAAAATATATTTAATGAATATGAAAAAAGAAATGAAAAAAGAAATGAAGGAAATATAAGTAAATTATTTATTTTTAGAAATGCAATTGGAAACTTTATTTTTTCACGATTACAAAATGATAAAGGAATGATTATTCGAATGGCAATTAAAGATGGAAATAAAAGATATAAATTAAAAAAGCAAAAGATATAAATTAAAATTAAAAAAACATGTCTGAAAAAAAAATTAAACAAGGTGATATTGAAGTTAATAACACTGATGAATTTGAAAAATTAGAAGATTTAGTTAAAGATCCTTCTTTAAATAAACCATCTAAAGAAGAAACTTTAGGTGCTCAAAAAGATTTTGAAAAGGCTGCTAAAAATTTTACAGTTAAAATGTATAAAATTGGTGAAGTTAAGGAAGCCCAAGAATTTAATGATTTTATATTACATTTTATAAATAATAGATTTTTCTGGCAAAAAGAAGCCTGGATGGGAACTATTAAATTAGCTGAAGAACTTAAGGCTTCTGAAATTATTTTTAAAGGGAATAAGAAAAAGGGAATAGAAATTGGATATCAAGCTCTTGAATTTGTGTTTTTTGCATTATCAAATCCAGGAGGAATTGGACTTCAAGCAGCTATAGATTTTGAATCAGAAAATGAAATCTTTGTTCGAGTTATTAAAGCTATTGGAGATCAATTAGAAGAAGCAAGAAAAACACTAAAGGAGGTTCAATTTTTACAAGAAAAATGGGGCGCTTTTTCTCAAGGATTTTATCTTGATGTAGAACCAGCAGGAGAAGAAAAACTTCCTGATGGTGTAGAAGAAGAACCTGTTGAAGAAAACAAGATTGATAAATGAATAAGACATAACAATAATGAAATTACAAGTTGTTATTCCAAGTAAAACAGTAACTATAACCAAATGCTTTCATGAATGTCCTTATTTTAGTACAGAAGGAGGTCCTAGTCCTATAATGGTATGTAATCATCCTTATTTTGATGATAAAGAACCATATGATAATTGTATTATCCATCATCCACAATGTGATACTGGATTTCCTGATGATTGTCCTTTGTTAAGGGAGTAAAATTATGAAGTTAGATAAATGTACACGTGTAGAAGTTATAGATGAAAAAGGTCGTAGTTATATTAATTGGAAACCTACAAATAAGGTAGAAATTTCTATACAAGATAATAGTAAAACATTAAAAGTATTTATTTCACAAACTTCTAAAAATGACAAGATAAATTAGACTCAACAAAGGATATATAAAATAAAAATAAAAATAAAAATAGGACTTTAGAAATTTAAAACTTAAGTCCTTTTTCTCTATATAATTATATAGAAAGTGATAAAAAGATTTAAAAAATATGGAAAAATGGTTAAAGAAAAATCTTAAGTATGTTACTATAATACTATTAATATTATTTATATCAAAAGGTATTCAAAGTTGTAATCGTAAAATGTCACTAAGAATACAAGAAAAAAATCTTACGATAGAAAAAGATTCCCTTATTAATATTAAAGATAATATTATAATGTCAAAAGATTTAATTATAGATTCCTTAAAAGAAGAAAGTATTACAAAGGATTTTATAAATAAAGATCTTATTAATGAACTTAAAATAGCCGGTGTTAGAGTTGATGAAGCTCAGAGGAGAGCTGATGCCGTTCAAAGAACAGCTGAACGAGTTAAAACAAATACTACTACTACTATAGAAATTAAAGGAGCGGAAGAAGTAAAGAAAGATACTAACAAAATAATTAATGAAGATGAAACACAATAAAGTTTTATATTGGTCTTTAATAGGGGTTTTTATATTATTGTATACAGCTGTAGCATTTGTATCAACATTACATGCTATTACATTTTTTAAGTTAGCTAATACTCTTGGTTTAGCTATTTTACTTGGTGCTGCATATGAAATTGGACAAGCCAGTGTCCTTTTCGCAATTTTAACAACAGATAATAAAAACAAAATATTAGCTTGGGGGATGATGTTTTTACTCACAGGTTTACAAGTGACAGCAAATGTTTATGCATCTTTTAAATTCATGGATATGAGTGGCTCTAATGATTGGACCTATTGGCAACGAGCAATCTTATTTGGAGTTCAAGCAGATTCACCAGAAATGTATAAAGTAATTATTTCATGGATTTCAGGAGCTTTACTTCCAATAATTGCCTTAGGGATGACTGCGTTAGTAGCAGAAAATATTAGATTAGCAAAAGATGAAAAAATAGGAGAAAATTACGAAAAAGAAAAAGAAACAAAGGAAGAATTGGATGAACTAGATCATCTTTTGGATTTACAAGTAGAACCAAAGGTTGAACCAAAGTTAGAAGAACCAAAGGTTGAACCAAAGTTAGAAGAACCAAAGTTAGAAGAACCAAAGGTTGAACCAAAGTTAGAAGAACCAAAGGTTGAACCAAAGTTAGAAGAACCAAAGGTTGAACCAAAGTTAGAAGAACCAAAGTTAGAAGAACCAAAGGTTGAATCAAAACTAGAAATTGAAACTAATATTGAGTCAATTACAAATGAAATTGATAAAGAAATTTCAGAAAGAATAAAAGATCCTCCTATACCAAAAAAAGCATAGGAACGAGTGAAGAGGGTAAACTCGTTCCAAAAAAAGATAAAAAAACCCAATCACTTACAAAAGGGGAAGAATTAATTAAGAGACTCCAAGAGAACATTTTAACAAAGGATATAGGTTATAATTACTTAAACAATAAAGATGCCCAGGCGCCCTCTGAGGTACCCCAGAAACCTAAAAATGACTACGTAGGTACTATCAAAAATGGGGTGGAAGTTGTTGATGTTAAATTAATTCCTAAGAATGAAAGTGGCATTCCCGTTAATGAACCTAGAAAAACATGGGATAGAATTTAATTAAATTTTGGGTCCGTTTTCTCCTTTATATCTTCATTTATAAATTTGGCTCTCGTCAAATTTTCATTTATTTCATTTATTTATAATTTTATGCCAATTCTTTCATTTTTACGCGAATAAATAAATAAAATACAACTAAAAATGGGTGATGTTTTTAATAATAGTTCTAATGACTATATTTATCCTGGACTTTCTCCGTGTCCTGGGGTGGCAGATGATACGTATTTAGAATTTATAGATGATCAAATAGGAATTATTTCTGGAAGTGAGATATTATCAAAAATAGATTTTTCTGATTTTAAAATTCCAGTATCTTCTTATAGTACGCAAATTAAAGTTCTTAGTCAAGGAGAAGTTGTTTATATTCCAGGGTTAACAAAAGGTCTTTGTAAAAGACAACAAGGTTTTACAATGCCTTCATTAATAAGTACAGATGAAGATAAAGATTTATATTTCATGGAAATTGATCTTTCAATTAATTATTATAAAGATTTTAGTTATATTAATTCAAATATAGATGCTTCGTCAAATTACACTCTAAATGTAGATATTGATGATGCGCTTAATATAGTTTTTGCAAATGCAAATGTAAATACTACGGCTGTATATGATCCTAGTACTTTTTTCTTTATAGGAACTGTTGACGGATATGATTTTGAAGTAACAAATGTTGTTATTTCAATTATTGATACATCTGAAAATGAAAATTCTTCTTTTGATCATGGTGTAAATGCTTCAACTTATGAGTTAGAAGAAAATCTTTTACTTGATATTCCATATGCAAAATATCCTAATGGAGCAATGCAAGGAATGATCTTAAGAGGAACTTATCCCTCAACATCATGTGATTCTGATCAATGGGTTTATATGAATAATGTTGTAAGTCCTTATATTGTTTATGAAGATCTTTTAGTATATGATTCATCCATAATAACATTTTTAGATCCAAGTACTAGTTTGGGTACAAAACCAACAATTGGAACTCTTGATGCATCAGGTACCATTGATGGTTCTATATTAACATATAATATTATATCAGATGGAAGTATTAGTAATAGTATAATTTCTGATTCTTCAATTCAAAATTCTATAATTTATGATACTTCTATAAGTGATTCATTTTTAGATTATTCACAAGTTAATGTAACTTATGGTTTAAATCAACCAATTTTTTCTGGAATGGAAATTTGGGATAGTTCAATTACTTATACAAATATAGTTGATTCTTCAATATATGGAGGTTTTATATTAGATTCTTCAATTAGTAATTGTACATTATACAATGTTTATTTAAGTAATTCAACTTCAGTAAATAATAGAACTGTTCTTATTGATGCATCAATTTATAATGTGTTATCAGACTCATCAACATATTATCAAAAATTTTCTAAAAAAATAGATGTAGGAAGAAATACTCCAGGTACAAGTAAAATATTAAGCGCATCAGAATATTTAGATTATATTAATTCAAATAATTTATGGGATAAAGTCGGAGAATTTGTATCTCGAATTTCATCAATAGACCCTGCAGATTCAACTAAAAATTTAGTTGGTGGATTTTATGTTTTTAATCCCCAAACATTTGATGTGAAAATTGAATATTTATTATTTGTATAAATGAAGGCTAAGTTTGTATATGAAACAATAGGTGATATTTTAAAAGGTAGATCTGAAGAAGATATTTTATCTTCAATGGAGAATTCAAGGCCAAACGATTTACTTTTTAAATTAATAGAAGCGGGTTTTTTACCTGGTGTAAAGAAAGCGCTCGAAATGGGTGCCGATATTCATGCTAATGATGATTATGCTTTACGATGGGCTTCATATAGTGGTCATTCAGATATTGTAGAACTTTTACTTAAAAACGGAGCTGATATTCATGCTGATTTTGATTTTGCTTTACGGTATGCTTCAGATAATGGTCATCTTCCTGTTGTAGAACTTTTACTTAAGAATGGTGCTGATGTTCATGCTAAAA